ATCACCTGTAAGACTGCACCCAATGAGTACAAGAAACATTTCCTTGGGCTGTCTGATAACGTGACTTACTTCGTAGAGCAACTACAGTCTGGTAATGTTAGTGGTAATCATTATCGCGTGATCTTCCGTCCACAAGAAATCATCCCAGACATTGACTTGGACTTGAACTAATATGGAAAATGAAGAAACCTCACACCTACTAGAGAGCTATAAGTATCTGGCTCAACTTAAGTATCGCCCACGGAATAACTGGCTTGAAGGCGATTGGAACACACCACAAAAGGAAAGCAATATGACTGAGAAGAAACTGTATCAAATCAACAACCCCTTGACCGCCGCTACGTATGGGCATAAGCTGGCAGTAGATAGCACTGGCAAGTGGGTGATGGAAATCAAAGGCACTGGTGAAGTTAAGTCCTATGACAAGACCTTGATCGAAGAAGTCATGCCATACACTGTGTCTGTCCAGTTTGAGACGGGTAAGCAAATCTATAGCTACCTTGGGAACAAAGATCAGCTTGAACTGAATGCCTTCTACCTGTTTGATTCGCCTCTGGGACGTTGCATTGCTCAGGTTGTTAAGCTCGACACCAAGTCTCCTGCTGCAAGTGTAGAGTTCAAACCTCTGGCTAAGCTGAATGTTACGCTATCTTAATAGGCTTGTCGTCGCACTGAGCGTCTTGCTAAATGTTATCCTTGGTGGTAGCAATAACCAGACGTTCAGTGCTAGGAACCACGACTGGCAACGCAGGGGGTATCCAAATATAGTTAAGCCTATTGACTTCTTCCTTGGGGAAGATCACTGTATGGAGTGTTGGGTTTATTGGAAAGTGAGAAAGAAATGGTAACGATTGCAGTAGTCTGCGATAGGGTGTGCGAGAATTGCCAAGAGGAAAAACCCCAGTTTGAGTTTTACAGGAATAGGAAAGGGTTTTATAAATACTGCAAGACGTGTTATATCGAGAAAAACAAAGGGTATCAAGAGGATTACCGCACAAAGAATAGGTATGCAATAAGGGTAAGGGCTTGCAGAGCCAGAGCTAAAGCAAAAAGTTTAGCTTTTGATTTAACAGAGGATCACCTGAAGGAAATTTGGACAGATGTTTGCCCAGTGTTTAATATACCATTGGACATCCAAGCCCTCAAGAACTCCCCTCAACACGCAGAGTTAGACAGAATCATACCAGAGTTAGGTTATGTAAATGTAACGTGGCTTGGCTCTCACAAAGGGCAAATAGAATAAAAGACAACGCAAAACTAGAAGAGTTAGAAAGGTTAGTAGATTGGCTCAAATCAAAGCAGAGTATGTAGACCACTGTGGCAGTGACCTTACGACTGTTAATGCAGCAAGGGTGTCTTTTGGTAAGAAGTCACAGTTTGAAGAAGCACTAGAGGGTCGTGTTCTTTCGGGAAAAGACGTAAAGCTAATCAAGTATCTTGCAGAACATAAGCACTTCTCACCCTTTGGCCATGCCTTTGCATCCTTCCACGTGAAAGCTCCTATCTTTGTTGCACGGCAGTTGGTTAAGCATCAATACTTACGCTGGAATGAAATCAGTCGTCGTTATGTTGATGATGAACCTGAGTTCTATACCCCAGAGGTATGGCGTGGTAAGAGTAAGGACAAGAAGCAAGGAAGTTCTGATGTTGTCATTACTCAAGTAGATGTTGGTTGTGGTGTCGGTGAGTGTTGCCACCCTGATGGAAGTTGGATGATTGATATTACAGACTACTTAGAGGGAAGTAACCTAGAGTCCATTGAACTTTACAATACCCTGATTAAATCAGGAGTAGCCCCAGAGCAAGCACGTATGGTTCTACCTCAATCGACTATGACTGAATGGTATTGGTCAGGGTCACTTGACGCCTTCGCAGATATGTGTAAGCTACGCTGCAAGGATGACACACAGTATGAGACACGGCTGGTTGCAGACCAGATCAGCAAAGAGATGAAACAGCTATTCCCAGTATCTTGGGTAGCATTAGTAGGAGAACAGGTATGAAGTTTTGCAGCGGGGAAGATAAACACATCGTAGTCATTGAGGTTGAATCTAAGGCATGGCATGATGATGATCTTTATGAGATGCGGTGTGTTAAGTGTGGTAAAACAGAAAGACAGTTAGCTAGACGGCCCCATCAAACAATTATGTGTTGTGGAGAAGAGGGATGAAGGATATTTCTGGCATGACTCGTGAGCAACTTCTTGAGCATATCATCTACCTTCAAGAGAAACTTTCACGATTGAATGAAGATAAGCTAGATAAGATTCAGAACGACATTAACTGGATCGTTCAATATCTATTGAAGCAGGATAAACCTGTGCAGCCACCACCTTTTGTTCAAACATATTACAACCCACTGTACCCTCAGGTAATTTCGCAAGAGCCGCAGTGTCCTAACTGTGTGACACCTTGGAAATGTAATGGCCCTCATATCTTGGAAGGAGATAATGAAATGGATAAGTGTAAATTCGAATGGCGTGGACTTGACGACGAGCAGAAAGCCAGCATTGCTGTAGAACTACTGACGGAGTTAATAGAAGAAGTCGATCAGTACATTAAGGTGTGGAATGAGTACCCTGAGTTTTGGAACAAGAAGGACTACAAGGCGGCGAAGCGTACCCGAGATAACCTTATTGCAGACTATTGTCTACCCTCTGGAGATTAAGGTAATTGAGTGAGTATCCCCATCAGGAGTGTCCCCTAGAGGGATGTAAAAGTTCTGACGCATTTGCTTGGAACGACAAAGGGTTTGGTAAGTGTCACTCCTGTGGTGGCAGTTACCCCCCAAAAGGAATGAAAGGGTTAAAGGATTGGGCAACAGAAAGGTATCCCGTGAAAGAGCAAGTTGATATTAAGTCTGTACCAACAACAGGGTTTACCTACGAGGGTATCCGTGGTATTGACCCAGACGTATGCAAACTATATAGCATCCAGCTACAGCTTGGCGTGGATGGCAAACCAGTTCGCTATGCGTTCAAGCATACTGACAATGTAAAGTATCGTGGGTTTGAGGAGAAGGTCTTCTGGACGAAGGAGAAGGGCAAGACTATGGATGACCTCTTTGGCCCAGAGTTTAATGCTGGTACGTCAAAGAAAATTTTCATCACTGAGGGAGAGTTTGATGCTGCATCATTGTATCAAATCCTAGGCAAGACCTACCCCGTCAAGTCCCTGCCCAGTGCCAGCATTGGTGACAAGTTCATCAAGAAGAACTACAAGTATCTATCCACCTTTCAGGATATCATCTATGCTGGTGAGCTTGATGATGCTGGGCGTAGGGCAGCAGAGCTTCTGTATGCAGCCTTCCCCAAGAACTTCTGGTATGTCCCTATGTCCCAGTACAAGGATGCCAATGAGTTCCTAATGGCAGGCGCTGGTGATACCCTTAAGTGGGCAGCAGTCAAACCCCAACGCTACACGCCAGACAACTTCTTCTGTTCTGATGAGGCTGTTGAGGATGCTATTCGTAAGGAGAACCCATACAGCTATGTCCCAACAGGTCATGCTGGTATCGACGAGAAGTGCCGAGGGTTGGTCAAGGGTGGCCTAACCTTTATCAAAGCACCCCGTGGTATGGGTAAGACAGAGGTTGTGCGCTTCTTCGAGATGGCTATGCTGGCTGATCCTGATGAACGTATTGCCCTGCTGCACATGGAAGAGATGAAGTCCACAACGTATCGTGCTATGGCTACCTACGAGTTGGGTGTTAATGTACGTACAAAGGATGATGCTCGTGATAACGGGGTGAGTGAGGATGATGTCATCAAGGCTGCACAGAAAGCAACCAAAGCAGAACGCACAATCATCTTCGAGATGCGGGTGCATGATGATCCTATGAAGTTGCTAGAGTATGTACGCCTTGCTGCATCTGTGTATGGTGCAGGTTATCTTTTCATTGACCATGTGCAACGTCTTGCTTATCTATCCAATGCTGGTGTAGATGGTGCAACCTCGACGCTGACATCACTAGGCGCACAGATGGCACAGCTTGCTAAGGAGTTGAACATCGGTGTGATCTTCATCAGTCAGGTCAACGAGGATGGACGCACTAAGTACGCTGGTGCGTTGGAAGAAGAGGCTATCATCTGTATAGAGATTGCACGTGATGTTGAGAGTGAGGATGAGGTGGAACAGAACACCACTAACTTTAAGATTTCAAAGAACAGACCATTCGCTAAACTCGGTGATGCTGGTTCCCTTTACTATGATTCTACCACAACAATCTTAAGAGAAGGTTTCTAAGATGGCACTATATGAACTGACAAGCGGAAAAGATTTTGTAAAGCTGGGCGACAAAGTTTTCAGTAAGTATGAAGAAGTCCCACGCAAACCTTTCCAGTTCAACGACTGGCTATATACAGACTATAAGGACTGCTGGACAAATATAGCCTTTGGCACTGACACTACCCCAGCCAAGACCCTCAATAAAAAGCTGCACGAGTACTTCGGTTCTAAGATAACCCTACGTCTGAACGCTGCGCTATACAACACGTTCATCAAAGCAAACTTCCCCCGTGAGACTTACTTCGCAATAAGTCGTAATGGTAGGCGTTGGAATACCTTCTCTCCCTATATGGTAGCTAAGGCCACAAAGAATAAGTACCTGATTGACCAAGCAGTTAAGGATAGAACGATCAACCTGATACCCTTGATGCTTGAGTTTGAAGAAGACCCACAGCAGTTGCGTAAAAGGTTTGGTAAAGGTTTGTGGAAGCAACTCTCACATACCTCAAAGACTAGGATGAAGTACCTTGCACCACTTATGAGAGATATGCCAGAAGCTATTTCTGTGAGAACAGGTATCCTATCTGGGATATCAACCTATGCTATATTATATCAGAATATGAAAGAGGCACTGGTAATCTCTGCGAAGGTTGCCCCACGTATCAAAGACTTTGATCAAACATTTGATATCATAAGAGATACTGTGCGTATGGCTGATAGGGCTGGGGTTAAGGTAAACCCTAGTTGGTCTTATCGTCGTTGGCTTGAGGAGCATGATCATCTGTCATGGGATGTAGCACGTAAGGGTTACTCCGAGACAAATTTTACAAAAGATTGTGTCTTTACACAGGATGGATATACCTTTACACTTCTAACCTCACAGGCTGATATTGCTGCAGAAGGTATGCAGATGCGTCACTGTGTTGCATCATATGCGCACACGGCTAGTATTGGTAACTACGCTGTGTTCAAGATTGAGGGCAAGGAGAGGGCAACCCTTGGACTTACTACTGGCTCTGTTGTTGATGTAGACAATCCTACAGGTAGTAGGGTTCTTCATGCCATGATACAACAATGTTACGGATACTGTAACAAACTCATCTCTAATGAACTACGTGTCACACTACCAGATATTGTAAGGATGTATAATGATACTCTTCGCTTGACAAGTGGGCAAAATATGATATAACTCTTGTGACCATTGAAAGGGGAAACTAATGCCTATATGTAGCAAATGTAAAGAAGATAAACCAGTAGAAGGTTTTCATACTAGGAGTGATGCAAAGTCTGGAAGAAGGTCACACTGTAAAGTCTGTACAAATAGGAGGAATAGTGAGAGGTATTTTACTGTCGAGGGGGTTAAAGAAACGCAGAATCTTGCATCTAGGAAGTATTTACTACAGGCTAAATATGGCCTTACACTAGAGCAGTATGAAGATATGCTCTCTAAGCAGGGCGGCGTCTGTTATATTTGTGGTCTAAAGGGTGAACGAAACCTTTCCGTAGACCACAACCATTCCACAGGGAGTGTTAGAAAACTTCTTTGTAGTACTTGTAACTATGCGCTAGGTAATGCTAAGGATGACATAACCCTATTGAAAAAGATGATAGACTATCTTGAGGAGCATACAGAGAGTGACAACCTACGTAGTAGACTGTGAAACAGATGGACTTCTTGATGTTGCAACTAAGGTTCATGTATTGTCCTATACATCTAATGGGACTGAGTTTCACAGCCTTCGGGATTACGAGGAGATGCAACTCTTTCTTGAGCGGGCAGACAGCCTAGTTTTTCATAACGGGCTACGCTTCGACGTACCTGTACTAGAGAAAATCCTTGGTGTCACCATCAAGGCTAAGCTCTATGACACACTGCCTATGTCTTGGGTAATCAATACTGATCGTATGATCCACGGGCTTGAATCCTTTGGTGAAGACTTCGGTATACCTAAGCCTGTGGTCACAGACTGGGTTGGCCTAAGCTACGAAGAGTATAAACATCGCTGTGAAGAGGATGTGAAGATCAACTGGATGCTGTGGCAGAACCTGCTCAAGCGTTACAAGATGTTGTATGGTAAAGACACAGACAGCATGGAGAAGTTCTTCCAGTACCTTACGTTCAAGATGCGTGTAGCTCACAAGGCTAGTGCTGCTGGCTGGCGTATTGACAAGAAGCTTGTGACAGAATCACTGGCTACGCTAGAGAAACTACAGACAGAGAAGGTAGAGGAGCTACGCAGTGTCATGCCTGATGTGGTCAAGTATACCACTAAGTCTAAGCCAGAGAAGATGACCATTAAGGATGGGTCACACAGCAAGGCTGCACTGGACTGGTTCAGGATACTCGAAGAGAATGACCTACCACTGTTCCACGAGGGGGATGTTACTGTAGTTAAGAGCAAGGAGAAGGCTAACCCTAACTCACCAGATCAGGTCAAGGACTGGCTGTTCTCCTTTGGGTGGGAGCCATGCACCTTTGACTACAAGACCAATGATGATGGTAGCGAGAGGCTAGTCCCACAGATACGTAAGGAAGGTGAGCTTGCACCATCTGTTAAGCTACTTATTGAGGATCACCCAGAGGTGGGTGTTCTTGATGGCCTCACAGTCTTGCAGCACCGCAAGTCTATCTTCGAGGGTATGCTAGAGTCAGAGGTTGATGGATATGTCAGTGCAGAGGTTGCTGGTCTAACCAACACACTACGCTTCAAGCATAAGAAACCACTGGTTAATCTTCCCGGAGTTGATAAGCCTTGGGGTAAGGAAATTCGTGGTGCGCTTATTGCTGACGAGGGTACAGTCCTGTGTGGTGCAGACATGGTATCCCTTGAGGCTACCACTAAGCGTCACTTCATCTTCCCCTACGACCCTGAGTACGTTGCAGAAATGTCAGTGGAAGGTTTCGATGAACACCTTGACCTAGCTGTACGTGCAGGCTACATCACCCGTGAGGACTATGAGTTCTACACACGGGCTGACGAAGCTACTGTCAATGATATCTCCCGCTTCAAGGATATCAAGAAGACACGCAAGAAGTTTAAGCCTGTGAACTACAGCGCAGTCTATGGTGTAGGTAAGAGTAAGCTGTCACGCACTACGGGTATGTCTGTATCAGAAGCTGGTGTGTTGCTTGAGGCATACTGGGAGCGTAACTGGGCAGTCAAACAGTTTGCTAAGGAACAACAGGTGAAGACCTTGAACAAGCAGATGTGGGTGCGTAACCCTGTCAATGGTTTCTGGTACTCCCTACGATACGAGAAGGATATCTTCTCCACGCTAAACCAATCCACTGGGGCATACTGCTTCGACCAGTGGGTGGCACACTATCTGACCAAACGACCAAACATCGTAGGCCAGTTTCACGACGAGTCTATCAATCGTATCCCAGTAGGCGAAGAGGAAGAGCATGAGTCAGTTCTTCGTTGGGCTATTGAGAAGGTGAACGAGAAGCTCAAGCTAAACATCAAGCTGGACATTGACGTACAGTTTGGTATCACATACTCATCAATTCACTGAGGAAAGAATATGGAAAAGAAAATCATAGGACTAAAGAAGTTGACCAAGCCAAACAGTATCCCTATGCGTATGGCTGCTGGTGGTAAAGAGTTGGTTCGGGATAACTCGAAGACTAGAAAATATCGTGTAGCGGGTGAGAAACCTGTTGCACAACCCAACTAATACCTGCTATAATTACACATTGCAAAGGAGCTACACATGGCAACACGTAAAGTAAAACTAACTGGCATTGCATACTGGGCTAAATGCTTCGAAGATAATAGGGACTTGACTGGGTATGAGAATGCACTCAAGGATGCTGGTGGCCAATGCACCATCGACGTTGACTTGGATGCAGAGAGCATGGCTAAGCTGGCTAAAAGCAAGTCGATGCTCAAGGGTAAGGACAGCCCTGACAATGAGGGTTTAACTCGTGTGCGCTTCAAGCGTAAGTGGGAAGAAGCCTATGCTGGTGGTGCGCCTAAGGTGGTCAAGGACGATGGCACTGTCTGGGACTACGACGAAGATGGTTCTATTGGTAATGGTTCTACTGTAGAAGTTATCCTCAATGTCTATGATACCTCTCGTAAGAACATCATTGGCACTCGCCTTGAAAAGGTTAAGGTTACTAACCATGTAGAGTATAACCCTGACGAGGATGAAGAAGAGGACGAAGCTCCACCACCTAAGGCAGCAGCCAAGTCTGCTACTAAGCCAGCACCTAAAGTCTACACAGTTGAAGATGATGATGAGATTCCGTTTTGAGTAAAACATTAGACACACTCGTGGATGATATCTACAGGGTTGTCGAAGGTAAAGGGGGATGGGATGCTGCATCAACACAGTTCCTGTCTTCCTCTATTGCTGCTGTTGCAGAGGCTAGGTTTTCCCAAGAGCAAGTACCACGGGATTACCTAAGCCTCTCTGGCATTGGCTCACCTTGCGACAGGAAACTTTGGTACAAGATCAACCAAAGCCAAGACTCTGAACCACTGCGGGCAGAAACCCTAGGCACTTTCTTCTATGGTGATCTACTTGAAGCCTTGATCCTAGCACTCGCTGTAGCCGCAGGGCATAAGGTAGAGGGTATGCAGGACAGGGTGGATGTCTTCGGTGTTAGTGGACAACGTGATGCTATCATAGATGGTGTCACTGTTGATGTGAAGTCTGCCTCTGAGAATGGGTTTCAGAAGTTCAAGAAGCATAATCTGCGTCAGGAAGACCCCTTCGGATACATCAGCCAGCTAAGCTCGTATGTGTACGCAGGGAAAGATGACCCACTTGTTAAGAATAAAACAGAGGGTGCATTTCTTGTAGTTCAGAAGGATAGGTTCAAGCTATGCCTAGACAAGTACGACTTTACGAAAGAACTTAAGGGTAAAGAACAGGAGATTAAACGTGTACAAAGCCTTGTTGCTGGTACTATTCCTGAGGATAGAATACCCCCAGTACCTCAGTCCGAAACTTCTGAAAACACTAAGCTATCCGCCACCTGTGGTTATTGCGAGTTTCGTAAGGTTTGTTGGCCAGAGGCAAGAACTTTTCTATACAGTACAGGGCCAGTATACCTTGTTGATGTCGTCAATGAACCTCGTGTGACGGAGCGGATTGAATGACAAGAGCAGCCAAACAAAAAGGTAGACTTGGACAGAACGAAATCAGGGACAAACTTCTTGAGGTCTTCCCTGAGTTTGAGCCTGATGATATCAAGTCAACAACAATGGGTGACGGGGGAGAGGACATTCAGCTTTCTCCCGCTGCCCGTAAGAAGATGCCAATCACCATTGAAGTCAAGAGGCGTAAGTCTGGGATGAAGATGCAGTATGATTGGCTTGAGCAAGCTAAACGACATGGCAAGGGTGAGCCAGTACTTTTCTTTAGGGCAGATCGTTCTGAATGGATTGTAATGGTTGGCCTAGACCACTACATGGAACTCTTGAGAGGTTGGAAGAATGTTTAACTGGCTGAAAAAATGGGCTATGGATGTGTTTGATCTGCAAATGATTGACCCTATCCCCAGTAATGATGCACAAATCTGGAGTATTGTTGAGGGTGCAAAACGTGCAGAAGAACTAGACTATAACGAACTGGATGGACTTGATGTATCTGATAGTGCTGTACGTTTGATCTTAAAGATTGCAGTAGGCTCAGATGTATTTGACATTGAGGCTTGGTTTGAAAACTACGGTGAAGCTAAGCATATCATTGACCACTTCAACAAGTCTATCGAACCACTGCCTATGAACCTAGGGGAGTTTCACGAGTATGTCTAAAACAGTAGTAGTATATTCCTGCGCACACTCTGACCCTGCTGTCAGTAACATTCGCTTCAAAGCATTAGGCAAGTTCCTGTATGACTTGAAGCCAGACATGGTGTTTGATCTGGGTGATGGTGCTGATATGCGTTCTCTTAACACCTATGATGAGAAGTATCCTAAAGCAATTTCATCACAGAATTATGAGAAAGACATTGAGTGTTACAATCAGTCCCAAGAATACCTGCGTGAACCCTTCAAGCATCATCGTAAGAAACGCCCATACTGGGTAGGCTTTGAGGGCAACCATGAACATCGTATCAAGTCTTACGTAGCTAAGAACCCACGTAGCGAGGGGGAGAAGTTTGGGATTTCTTTCAGTCACCTTGACACTGACCACTGGTTTGATGACTACCATGAGTATGAAAATGGTGGGCCAGCAGTTGCTATGTATGACGGAGTAGCATACGCACACTACTTTACTTCTGGCAACTCTGCTACTGCAACTGGGGGTATCCACCATGCACACAGCGTGATCCAAAACCTAAGTTGTTCTGCTACCTGTGGTCATTCACATAAGCGTGACCTGCACTTCAAGGACGCAGCACTCCCACGAGGGAACATCGGTCTTGTCGTAGGTTGCTTCAAGGGTGCGGCAGAGGATTGGGCAGGCCAAGCTAACGCTGGTTGGTGGCATGGTGTGGTAGTTAAGCGAGAGTTGGCTAATGGTATGTATGAACCAGAGTTTGTATCTCTTGCGCAGATTATGAAAGCGTATGAAGAATGAGGTATGAGATTACGTTGGTTGTTGAAGTTGACAAAGAGTCTGCTTTTGCAAGGACAGATGACGAAATGGAAAACGTCTATAGCCTTGTGGAGTCAGCCATCTTTGACTTAGATGATCTTAAACTACACACACTAGAAGTATTGGAGCAAAACTAATGACACAAGAAGAAGTAATGCAGCACGAAGGATTTATGGTTGCAGAGTTTATCAGAACTTTTAAGGCATCCCTAGACCTACGCCTGTGGGTTAAACTTGTGCAGGAAGAGTTGAGTGAGTTTAATGCCAGTGTCTATGGTAGTGAGAATGCGCTGAAAGAGATTGCAGACTTGCTGTATGTTCGGACTGGTTTCATCTTGGTACTTGGTGGCGGTGTTGGAGAAGGTGTTATCAGTGAAGAAGAGGAACAAGAGTGGAAAGATTTACTACACAATGTCAGTGAAGCTTTTGTATTAGCAGAAGAACAGTTTAGTACTGCAACAATCTGGGAAGCTTTCAAGCGTGTACACCTAAGCAATATGTCTAAGCTGGGTGAAGATGGTAAGCCTATTCTTCGTGAGGATGGTAAGATCATGAAGGGGCCAAATTATAAGGAACCTGACTTGACAGACCTGCTAGAAGGTATTACTATTACATGACAGTCGAAGAGTTAATCCATAAGCTGGAGAAAATTCGAGACACAAGTTTGCCTGTAGTACTAGTCGAGTGGGACATACAAAATCCTTTAGCTAAGAAGGCTGATGTAACTCCCAACCGAATAGTGTTACAGGCACACCGTGTTGCAATCATCATTGACTGAGGGGTCAGAATGAAAAAGAAATTACTAGAGACTTGGATCATTCGGTTTCTACGCTTTATACATACTTGGCGAGAACATCGAAGGATCATCAAAGAGCTGAACGCACTAGATGACAAGACGTTACGAGATATTGGTATCAGTCGCTGTGATATTGATACACTGATTTGGTTGGAATTTGATAAAGAAAGACGAGGCGCTAATGCGAAACAGTAATTATCTACCTACAGACTATCAGTCCTTTATTGCAACCTCACGCTATGCCCGTTGGCTAGAGGAAGAAGGTCGCCGTGAGAACTGGGGTGAAACTGTCGCTCGCTACATGACCAATGTAGTCTCTGAAAAGATCAATAAAATCAGCACCAATGAAGCTAATGAAGTTTATTTGAAGATTGAACAGGCTATCCTTAGCCTAGACGTTATGCCTTCCATGCGGGCTGTTATGACTGCTGGCCCTGCGCTAGATCGTGATAACACTGCGGGATATAACTGTTCGTATATGCCTGTTGATGACCCTAAAGCTTTTGATGAAGCCATGTTTATCCTGCTGTGTGGTACTGGTGTTGGCTTCTCTGTAGAGCGTCAGTTCATCAGCAAGCTACCAGAAGTACCAGAGAATATGTATCAGTCCGAGACTGTTGTTGTTGTTAAGGATAGCAAAGAGGGTTGGGCCAAGGCACTGCGTCAGGTTATCGCACTGCTGTACTCTGGTGAAATCCCTAAGTGGGACGTGTCTCTGGTTCGTCCTGCTGGTGCTAAGTTGAAGACCTTTGGTGGTCGTGCATCAGGCCCAGCGCCACTGATTGACCTGTTCCAGTTTGTTATTGGGAAGTTCAAGGAAGCCAAAGGACGTAAGCTATCGTCTATCGAATGCCATGACATTATGTGTAAGATTGGTGAAGTGGTTGTAGTTGGTGGTGTTCGTCGTAGTGCTATGATTTCTCTATCTAACTTGTCAGATGATCGTATGCGTTACGCTAAGTCTGGTAGCTGGTGGGAGAATAACCCGCAGCGTGGTCTGGCTAATAACTCTGTTAGCTACACAGAGAAGCCAGATGCTACCAGCTTCATGCGTGAATGGTTGGCACTTATGGAGTCTGGTTCTGGTGAGCGTGGCATCTTCAATCGTCAGGCATCCAAGAAGCAGGCAGCAAAGAATGGTCGCCGCAAGACTGACTTTGATTTTGGTACTAACCCATGCTCCGAGATTATCCTGCGTCCCTATCAGTTCTGCAACCTGACGGAAGTTGTTGTACGTGCTACTGATACTATCAAGACACTGGAAGAAAAGGTTCGCCTTGCTACCATCTTGGGTACTATCCAATCGACCTACACCAAGTTCCCCTACTTGCGTAAGATTTGGCAAACCAATACTGAAGAAGAACGTCTGCTTGGTGTGTCACTGACGGGGATCATGGACAATCCTCTGATGACTACAAAGAATGCTGGTCTGTCTCAAACATTGGAGCATCTAAAGAATGTTGCTATTGTTACTAATGCTGAGTGGGCTGAACGTCTTGGTATCCCTGTGGCTGCTGCTATCACCTGTGTTAAACCTTCGGGAACAGTCAGTCAGCTTGTTGACAGTGCCTCTGGCATTCATGCTCGTCACTCAGCCTATTATGTTCGTACTGTCCGTGGTGATAACAAAGACCCTCTGACACAGTTTATGAAAGACCAAGGTATCCCATCTGAACCTGATGTGATGAAGCCTACACAGACCACCGTGTTCAGCTTCCCAATGAAGGCTCCTACGGGTGCAGTGGTAACGGCTGACCTAAGTGCTATCGACCAGCTAGAGATGTGGTTGGCCTATCAGCGTAGTTGGTGTGAGCATAAGCCTTCTGTTACTATTAACGTCAGGGGGCATGAGTGGGTTGAGGTAGGTGCTTTTGTCTACAAGCACTTTGATGAAATGTCTGGTGTATCCTTCTTGCCATACAATGAGCATACCTACCAACAGGCTCCATACCAAGAGGTCGGTAAGTTAGAGTATGATAACCTGCTGTCTGTTATGCCAGTAGCTATTGACTGGGCTAAGCTTGCAGACTATGAACAGGAAGACAATACATCTGGATCACAGACAATGGCTTGCGTAGGTTCTTGCGAAATTGTTGATCTTTGAAGAAAGATTTGACAGGTAAAACTTTTGGCTCCCTCTACGTTGTAGGGGTGGCCGAGGTTTCTCGTAATGGACACTACAGATACCACGTAAAATGTTCCTGTGGTATTGAAAAAGTTCTTTTAGGCACCCACTTACTGCAAGGTAATACAACACACTGTGGCTGCTTAAAACGAAAACCAAGAAACTGGAAGGGTTGTGGAACCGTTTCTGCTACTTATTTTAGTTCACTCAAAAGGGGTGCTGAAGGTGGAAAGGGACGTAAGCCTATCCTTTTTAAGATCACGATAGAGTCTATTGCAAACTTATTGGATGTAGTGCAGAGAGGTAAGTGTGCCTTGACGGGCCTCAAAATCTCTATCAAGGATAAGACAGCCTCACTAGACCGAATAGATAGTTCGAAGGGTTACGAGGAAGGTAACGTGCAGTGGCTACATAAGGATGTTAATATGATGAAACGTCACTACTCTCAGGACTACTTTGTCCATCTTTGTCACCTTGTATCTGGTGATGCTTGTGAGATTGTTGACTTGACCTAACCATGTTACAATACCTAGGACAGGATAAGCTTTTGTCCTAGGTTTCATACCAAAGAAAAGGGATAAAGATAAGCGTCTGACCTAGGCTTCGGCCTAAACTGTGGATGTTACACAGTGAGTGGGATTGATCAACCACAAGGGAATTGGGATAAGCTGGCAAGGCTTAGGGTTATAGCGCCCCTCGTCCTACCTCTAGAACATAACAAGGAGTTAACGTGTATACAATTATTGGAAGACCTGACTGCCACTGGTGCGACAAAGCCAAGCAACTACTCACAGACAAGGGACGAGAGTTTCAGTACATCGACTGCACTGAGAATACTTGGGTGGTAGCCATTATGTTGAAAGGTGGATACCGAAAGGTTCCACTGGTTATTCAACACACAGAAGTTATTGGTGGTTACACAGAGCTAGAAGAGATGTTTAAGGAACTGGCTGATGGATGAGGGTAAGCCTAAGGGCAAACGAGTGAGTCGCTACAAGAATGCACCAGAGGAAGCTGCTGTCCGTACTGTAAAGCTTGTGGCTATGAATGATACACAGCAGCGGTATATCTCTGCATTACATTCACATCGTCAGATCATTGTGACAGGTTTCAGTGGTACGGGTAAGACCTTTATCGCCGCATCCCATGCAGCTAATCTGTATGCTAATCGAAAGATTGACCGTATCATCATCACTCGACCTAACATTGCTGTAGGTAAAGACCTTGGGTATCTTCCGGGAACTCTTGAAGAGAAGTACACTCCGTGGATCATGCCAGTGCTTGACGTACTGGAACAACAGCTAGGTAAGAATGTTGTTGAGACGGGGATGAAGGCTGGCAATATTCAGATGGTTCCCCTGTCTGTCATGCGTGGACGTAGCTTCAACAAGTCTTTCATTATTGTGGATGAAGCACAGAACCTTACGATCCATGAGATGAAAATGCTATTGACTCGTGTAGGTAAAGAGTGTACTATTGTTATCAATGGTGATATCAAACAGAGTGACATCAATCAACAGAGTGGTCTTAGTAAGATTCTGCATCTAGCTAAGAAGTACAACATGGACATTCCAACCATTGAGTTTGGTGTTGATGATATTGTTCGTAGTGATATCTGTAAGCAATGGATTATTGCATTCGAGGCCAGTGGGTTATGAGTAAAGTATGTTCTGGATGTAATGAAACAAAAGAGTTAACAGATTTTTGGAAAAGGTCATCAAGGAAACACGGCTACGTTTCTAGGTGCAAAGAATGTGGTAATAAGGCACAAAGTATACTACAAAAGACAGAAGTAGTTCGTTACTACAGGCAAAGTACGGGGTCTTTTATGTCACCATTGTAATGCAGGTATAGGAAACCTAAAAGATAACATAGAGCTTCTTAAAGAAGCAATAACATACCTAAGTAGATACGAGGGAGAGAAGCTATAATGGCTAAGTGGCATTTTGAAACTGATGAAGAAGAAGCAAAAACAGACAATGTGAATCACCCAAAGCACTATGGTCAGGGTGACATTGAGTGTATTGATTACATTGCGGACTTCCTGACGTATGATGAATACATCGGGTATCTACGAGGTAATGTCGCAAAGTATCTGCATCGTTGGCGCTACAAGAATGGACTAGAAGACTTGAAGAAAGCACAGTGGTATCTGGCAAGATTAGTTGAGGAAGTGGACAATGAAGAAAACAACGCTGATCAAACCTAGAGAGAAACCAGTTGAAACAACTATGATACCCCTCGAAGAAGAGGCCAAGCAGTTCACCGCTAAGAAGAAGTTTGGTGGGCCACCTAAACCTATGACATCCCGTATCTACTTAATGGGGATGGCAATGAATGCCCTACTGTCTAGGTCTACAGGTCTGGTACGTAGGGATGAAATCAAGCGTGAGGCAGAGGACTGGGCCGACTTTATGCTTGATGATTAACAACGAGAACATCCACCGCGCAAAACTTAAAGGGAGCCTTTCGGCTCCCTCTCTTTTGTTTATTCTACTCTTTGATCTGGGAAACCCTCAAACCCAGAACTCATCTGAGTAGACCACTTCATAATATCCTGTCTCCTACTAAGCTCTTCCTCAATACCCTCAGAGTCGCCAAGGTAGGAAGCAGCATCCGCAAATTCTCCGTTGGTAAAAGTTTTTACTGCGGTGTTATAGATACCTTTATCACCAGACTTTTTGATAGCCTGTCGTTCCTCAATGACGTAGAGGTTACGAAGATACCCTGCAGCCAGCTTAGGTTTTTTATCTAAGAGTTCAGTGAAGCTATCTGCTACTTGACCCTTGGCCTTGGTAATCTCATCAACAATAAATTGATTCAACAAGTACCTCTGGTCTTCGGTATCTGTAATCTCACTGTAAGTTTTATCACCAAACCTACCACCATGCTTAACTTGATCCCTCCAAGCAAAGAACTTCCTAGGTAGGTTCTTACCTAGAATCTCTCTTACATAAACATCTACTGCAGGGTTTTCTACAGTCTTGTTACCATAGATTTCAAACTCCTTGATTTGCATACGGCTCATCTCTTCCTGTAACTGATTGGGTTTTGCGGAAGTCTGCATACCTAGTTGCTTAGACAGAGGGTCAAAAGTTCCAAGAGGAGTTGAACTAAACGGGCTGTAGTATGGGATAGCTGACTTACCATTATAGCTCTGTGCGTATTGTACAAAGTCTACCTCTGGTAAGAAGCGTGTTGCTCTGCGGATCATTTCATCTACAAAGTTACCCTCACCAAATGTTTCAGGTTTATCTAAGTCTCCCCCAAAGACTTCTCTTGTATAGGGCGTAGTGCCTAGCTCAGGGTTAACCTGACCATAGAAGTCCCGTGTTGGAGTTAGGGGGTAAGTGAACGTAGCAGCAATGTCTCCCAACGACCTAGCAAGACCAACTGTCAGTACACCTTCGTCATAACTCTTTGCTAGCTCTGTAAGTAAGGGAGCATCAATACCTATGTCAGTCTGACCAACAGAGATATCCATCATAGTGCTAATGATACCCTCTGTCGGTAGGTCATTCTTCCAACGGTAGTACAGGTCACCCAAGTACATATTCATCAACCAAGGGCCAGCAGTACGGCTCAGGTCAACAAGACCCGTATCTGTTTTGAGCTTGTCGTAGTCAACAGTACCTTCAGTAGATGCAGCAGTGTATGCACCCAGCATGAAGAGGGAAGCCCCTGTCATCTGTCGTGCAAAACGATCTTGACCAGTCTTGTTGATATCCCCAAAGACAACACTGTTATACTTGTTCAGGCCACCAGTCATAAGACCAATAGGCGTATAGTCGTTGATGTGTTCAAGGTGGTTGGCAATGTATCTTGGGAAGGGGATACCTGCACCTGCAGAGACAACAAATGGCAGCTTATGGTGTACGTCGATAACACCTTGTGCTACCTTGCCAAAGGCAGACTTGTCACCCCTGTAGGAACGCTGGAAGGTAAACCTACGAGCATCATCAATAGCCTTAGTCATAACACCCTCTGGAAGATTATCTAGTGGGATTTTCTTCGCTAGGAACTCACCAAGATTTTTACCAATAGCAGGATCAGCAATGTCTCTCAACTGTCTGTCTACACTAGAGTACATGACACCCTGCTTAAACACAGAGTCCACAGTGGAGTTCAGTACGTTGACCCCCCTGCCAACCTTAGCCAAGCGAGAGCTACTCCCAGAGGCTGTCTCTGCACGAGTAGCTTCATAGAAGAGTTCAGAGTATTGTTCTGGTTGTTCCTCAAAGAAAACCTCTTTGAAGAGTTTTGCGTCACCCTTATTCCAAGAAAGCCCTTTGATTGTGGAGAGAGTTCCACCCACCCACTTACGTTGGACTTTATCACCAACCTTTTTACCTACAGTGACGTTGGCTACATTCTTCCAGAATTGGTCGGACATATCAATAAGTACGTTACCAGCAGAGGTGATGGTGTTAGCAGCAGTAGTCCCAAGCTGAGAGGTCATAAAGGCAATACGAATAGAATCTGCCTCTTTCAGTGCATTGTAGAGAGGGTTGCCCTTATCCTTATACACACTAGCAGCAACATCACGCAGTTCAGAATCAGCCAGAGTTTCAAGTCCACTCTCTGCCAAAAAGTCCAAGTCTCTTGTAGTTGCCTCGACCTTTTCTTTTGCAGCAGCCTTTGCTGTGGAACGAGTCTGAGCTTGCTTAATGTAACTTGCTTCCGCCAATGTCTTACCAGCCTGAGACAAGTCAGCCAGAAAGATATAAGAGGTTTGTTCTTTTGATAGACCATACTTATTACGTAGGTTAGTCAAGTAGCTGCTGTCAATCTTACCAGCTTGCAGACCTTTTGCAACAGCAGAAGAGATACGCTCATTGGGTTTAACTTTCAAACCCTCTGTCATCTCAATAGTAGCAGCAGTGATATTACGCAGAGTATCAATAGAAAGGTTACTTGTGATAAACCTATCTACCTTACCATTCAAGATTTCCTTCTTAAGGAGATTACCCTTCTCAACCAACTTAGGATCAAGAGGGTCAAGCTTAACACCCTTGAAACGTGCCTCTAAGGCCAATGCTGTAGAGACTGCACGATCAGCAGCAGCAGAAACTTTTGCAGGTTTTACTGAGGTTATCGTTGTTTTAGCAGCAGTGCTACCAGCAGTCTTAGTCGCAAGGTTTGAAGCATCACGGGCGATAAGGTTCTCTACAAGACTACGCTGTGTCTTTGTATCCAAGGCACGGGTGGCAGAACCCAATGCACCACCAATAGTGGCTGCAACAAGTCCATCACGAAGAAGGTTTCCTGTCGTGTACTCTTCCCCAGTAGCTTTCTCACGAGTCTTCCCCTGCAGGAAAGATTGACCAGCACCAAGAGAACCTTCCACTACAGCAGAAGATACACCACCCATGAGGGCTTGTTTAGCGATTGTGCCTGCAACTTGATCTTTCACAGCACCAGTGGCAACACCCTTACGCACAAGCTCAGAGATAGTCTGACGCATTAGTAGCTGTGCAGCTTTACCAGATGCCTTTGCAGCAAGCTTAGAACCTACACCCCAACCAGCCGTACCTACTGTGGCAAGAGTACTGGGAGATGTAGCGAAGGCTGACAGGTAGTCCATTGCACCATCCAACTTACCTGTACCACCGCCCTCAGCCCTGTCATAGGCCATCATAAGATTACCAAAAGACTTCAACTCTTCTGGGGGAAGGTTCTCTTGCTTTACATAGTTGTAGTCCTTGAGTGCAGTAATCTCATTAGTATCCTGCCAGCGCATATGCTCAACAAACTTATCTGTTAAGCCTTCTGCCCCAAGTTCTTTCATCTCGTCACCAGACAGACCATAACGAGAACTTCTAAAGAACAGCACAAGGTCTTTTTGAAACTCAGGGTTATCCTTAAGTTCCATAAAGTCCTTACCATCAACCTCTTCTAGGTAGCTACCCATTACTGTCCTAGCCCCATGTTCTCGTCCACTATACTTCCAAAGGGAGCATCCGCAAGGGCATTACCAAGCTGTCCAACCTCAGCCTCTGTTTCAGTAGGGTTAACAGGAACAACTGGAACTACAGGTGCTGGTTGTACAAAGGTTTCTGCAAAAGTCTTAGGGTCTGTTAAGACTGCATCAAAGTTATCTACAAGAGCTTTTGCACCAATGTTACCTGTGGTAACTGCAGTACGGATTTGGCCTGACACAAAAGCGGCAGCATCTGTTGGACTCAGGCTACGTTCAGGCCCAAATGCCAACTCTCTTGCACGTTCCTCAGCCATAGCAAAAAGATTTGCCACACTTCTGTCAGCATTCTGTGCAATGGTTAGATCACCTGTACGCTCATTTATAGTGAAAGCGTCATTAAACTGAACCTGCAAAGCAGATGCGATTTCATTTCGGATATTCTTAGTTTCAGTTTCCTCTGGGCCAGATGTGTACCCAAAGTCCAACTTGAAGGGTTCCATTGCAGTACTCTCAGTGGGGGCATAGACCTTTTGACTGATCTCATCCAACTGTTCTGGGGTAGTTGCACCATAGATAGCTTCAACCAGTGCCGTAGCAGATTCTTCTGGGTCTGTTGTGTCTCTTTCAGTAGATACACCATTGATCATAGCAGCAGAAATAGTTTCATCATCAGCTTCTTCAAGATACTTAGACACGGTAAGGTTAAGGTCTTCAACAAATTTTGGGTCAACTTTTTTATTCTTATCATACTGATCAAGAAAAAGACTAAGCTGTCCCGTATTCTGTAGAGCTACAGCAGTTTTACCTGTTAAACCTAAACTGATAGCTGCACCAACTTGTGCTTTCATACTATCTTCTTTTTCCACCCTTTGTGCAAGCCTCTCTAGATAACGCTCTTGTCGCTGAGCTAAGAGAGTCTGTTGGTATTCTTCCCTTTTGAAAGCGTAGGCTTTTTCTTCAGAAGCTTTTGCAGCTTGCTGATCAAGCACATACGTCAAGCCTTCATTCATACCCTGCCAAAAACCCATTATCTATCTCCTCTTGACATCAGACCCTTAGGCTTTTCTGCAGTAACTTGTTCTGCGGGGGATACAACTAGTTTTTCTTCTGGCATCACTGGTGGCATCTCTTTAATCATCTTCTTAGCGAGGTTAGTATTCTTTGCTTTGGTATACTCAGCTTTTTCTTCTTTGTCCTCAAAGCCATCATCAGGATTAAGGCCAAAAGCGATAGCACCCTGCTTAATAAACTCATGTACAACAGGTGCAACCAACAATGCAACATCAATAGTGTGCATACCCTTAGCTACTGCACCACGCATGATACCAGCAGTAAGAGTCTTTACATCTAGTTCATCCACTTCAATCAAGTCAAGAATACCATCAAGCATCTCTGGTTCAGAAAGACGGGCAAGGTGATACTGGATAGCTTCCTCTGGGTCGTTAATCTCTGGTGGTCGTTCCCAAGGATACCCTTTAGGTTCCGTAGTCAGCGACTGTCCGGGAATAGGGGCATTAAACATATCCATTCTTATTCTCCAGACATTGCATTGTATCTACGCATATAGTCAGCCTGATACCTATCAGCCGTGAGGCCGTTATTAGCAGTCAAGGCTTTTTCACTCATCCTACCAGTAGAGTTACCTGTGTACCAAACAACAGGAACTTTTGTAACATCGTTGTTGTTTTCAGCAAGAATGTCTTGAACGTACATTGCAGCTACAACATCCTGTACTTCAGTTGGTGCAGACTTAGCGGTTTTGTATTCTGTACCCACACCATACTTTTTCGACAGGCTTTGCCAAGTGCTGTCAATAAACTGATACCCACCAGAAGCAGAACTCTTAGGGTTCTTAGCATTGTAATCCCCACTGGACTCTTTGCTCTTGAGTGCCGAAAGAATACGTCTGATACCCTTGTCACTAACGTCAGCAGAGATAAAACCTGTAAGCGAGCCTGAAGTATTAACAGCACCCACAGGCGACCCTGCAGGAGTGGTTGGCATCTGTTGTTTTTGTGCTGCAACAGGTTCAAAAAGGTCTTTTGTAAAGCTCATATATTGTGCTACGAGGTCAGTAGAGCTTTCAGACTTTTGTTCCGTCTTAGCCATACGAGAGGCAAGACCGCTTCCAACCTTTACCTTATTACCAGAGAGAGCCGCTTGTCTAATACTATCTGCAAGAGAAGATGCTGTCTTGTAGCCTTTAGCATAGTCCATTATTATTATTCCTTAACCAAATAGCAATTTTAAGAAGAAGGCAGCTTTATTTTGCGACTCTTTCGCTTTTTCAGCTTTACCTTCAAGTAATAGCTGTGTGGCCCTGTCCCGTTCAGACTCATAAGATTGAAAGGCAAAAGATAGGGTATCACGTTCGTTTTGCCAGATGTTATCCAGTGCTTGGGTAGTCAGACCATTCTGCGCCCTAACAGCTTCAAGGTTGGCAGTATTCTGGGCAGCAGTATTTATTGTAGCTACGTTCTGTCTCCACTGGGCATTAGCCTGTGCAATCACCAGAGAGTTGTTAGCATTGAACTGATCACGTTGTGTTCTTAGCTGAGCATTAAACCTTCTGTTGGTGTTAGTCTCACCAGCATTGAACTGCTTCATAGCATTACCCTGCTCAGCGTTAAACATACTCACACGGCTAGAGAGGTCTGCAAAGAATTGGTTAGTCTGGTTCTCACTCGAAGCATTAAACTGTCTTGCAGCATTCCTTGCCGCTTGGTCTGTGAACAACGCCTGAACATTAGACTGCGCACGGAACATGGTCGCTTGTTGGTTGTTGTCAAGGTTAGCCATATCCATCTGCAGGAACGCCTGTGCATTCTGAACAGCAGCCTGTTGGCGATTGCTTAGGTTAGCCATGTCTAGGTTAGCAAGGGCAGCAGCCTGTGCCATAGTCATAGCTTGACGGTTGTTCAGATTCTCCAAGTTCACCGTGTTGACAATACGACTGTTCTCCATCGCAATGTTTTGTTCTGCGGTGAAGTTCATATTAGCAATGTCTGAAACCTTAGCGGCATTCATAACACGAGTCTGGAAGTTCTGATCAAACTCTTGACCAAGGAATGTAGCACGTTGTTGAGCAGCAAAGAGTGCAGTCTGCTGTCTGTTCGATAGGTTCTGTCCCTCGAACTGTGCAAAGGTGCTAGCATCTACCTGAGCAATAGGTAGCGCAGACTCCATAGCAGCCTGAATAACAGCCTGTCCAGCCATAGATGATGCACCAAGACCACGAGAAGCCAGAGCAGCATTAGCAGCCCTCATAGCCCCTGCAGCCCAAGCTGGTGTATTGCCACCCTCGAACTGTTGCATCAACCCTTCAAGCTGACCCTGTACGGTAGCCTGCTTAGTAGGAGTAGCTTCTGCTGCCTGAATGCTTTCAGCTAGTTTATTGACCTTAGCCGCATCTACAGTAGAGCCAGAGATCATCTCCCCTTCTTCTACCTGACGCTGCACTGGGTTATCCATAAGGATACCCTTACCTGTAGCAGCCTGCATTCCCTCTAGAGAACTATCTTTTTGCTGTGCAGCACGGACTTGTGATTGTTTAGACACATTACCCTGAGCAGCTTCAAGTTTATTTGTCTCTTTACGAACATCATCAGTAACAGTGTCTGCTTTAACTGTTGCAGCATCAATAGCCCTAGGCGCTCTAGCATCTTCGGCATTAGCTACTGTTGCTGTGTCAACTACAGGTGCAGCCCTAACCTGACCTGCATCACGATCAATCAGGGTACCGGGGGTAACTTGAATCTTAGCTATATCAGCTTCCTCAACAAGACTTCCCGGATCACGGATAACTGCTTGAGATAGCTCCTCACCTGCAGATAGACCACCCTCAGCCATACCCGCACGTTTCTTTAGGACACGAGAGAACTTACCCATACGTGCTGCTGCACCGGGGTTAGACGACAGAAAAGCTTCCATCATCTTAGGGTCTGTTGGCCCATCATAGCCCATCTGTGTGAGCAAGTTATGCTGCTGTTTGGGATTGAAGTCCACTCTATGTCTCCAGACGTTTGTTATATCTTACACTAAAATAGGTTTGACTGCAAGTGTTTTATTAGCCACAGTAAAGAACGCAAGTCACAAGGAAAGAACCATCCTCATAAACTACCTGTGGTATATTACTGGTAACTTTTGCTACAGTTTTTGTACGAATAATATCATCATCTTGAACAACTCCGCAGCCAGTCCCGTCTGACATAACCAAATCACCAATCTCTGGTGTCTGGCCATAGGCCATGCGGACAACATAGTTACCAACCGCTGCCACGTTCATGTCATTCCAAATACCACCATCAAGATCAGTATCAGCGTTCCAAGTTAGGAAGACACCATAAACTGCTTTTGACTCAGGCGTATCACTGACCTTTACCTTTACGTGCTTATTAAGCAACAGTTCTACTTCTTGCTCTACAACCCCATCATAAAGATGTCCCTCAAACTCAACAGTTACAATATCTCCAACCACAGCTGTACCATTATAGACTACTTTTTTCTGTTCTTCATTTACTTCTAGGGTAACATACTTCCAATCAACCAACTCATTTATGGTTTCCATTATAGTTCCAATCTTAATATCGGGGCGTCCCCAATCAGAGAGTGCCGCCCAGTGAGAACCAAGGAATGGGTTTAATGTAGTTGTAGCACCCGCAATAGAAATGCTCCCCTGAGCAACACCTGCTGAGTAGAATGTCAGGAGAGTTCCATCTTGAGTACGCCCCATACGATGAAATGTGGCATCTACGTTAATATTCATTTGCCCTGTAGAAAGGAACGCAAGACCGCTAACTGGGCCTTGGGCAGGAGCCGTATTTGTAGTACCAATAAGCACGTTCCCAGAGAAGTTACCTGTAGTGCCTGCAATAGTGGATGTAGTTGTAGCACCAATGGTTGTACCATTGATAGACCCACCAGTGATAGCAACAGCACTAGCTGCCTGAGTTGACATTGTACCAAGGCCAGTAATATCAGTATTTGGGATAGTTGCAGATGCGGTAAGAGCAGAAGTCCCACTACCTTTAACATAGCCAGTTAATGTAGACGCACCAGTACCACCATCAGCTACAGCTAGATCAGTAATACCACTAATGGAACCACCTGTGATAGTTACGTTGCTAGCATCTTGAGTTGCGATAGTTCCAAGACCAAGGTTAGTTCTTGCACCAGACGCATTAGATGCCCCAGTACCACCATCAGCTACAGCTAGGTCAGTAATCCCCGTGATAGAGCCACCAGTGATAGTTACACTTGGTGCAGTGACTGAGGTGAATGTACCAGCAGCGGGCGTAGTTGCACCAATGGTTGTTTCATCAATAGTGCCACCGTTAATATCAGCAGTGTCAGCAACTAGGGAGTCAATGTTTGCAGTACCCGTAATCCATAGGTCTTTCCACTCTCTGGTATTAGAGCCAAGATCATACGCATTGTCTGTATTAGGAAGAACATTACCATCACCAGTAATTTCCATACGGGTAACAACATCCCCGTCAGCAGCAGTCTGAAAGATCAAAGAGGTCTTATTTATAGTAGAGCTAAAAGTGTCCTTTGCTACAGCTTTAATACTAGCAGCAACTAGAATAGCGTCACCACCACCAGATACGTTAGGTGCTTGAAAGTCCACTGCACCAAGAGTTTCTCCTGTAAGGATTGCAGTATCATTTCTCTGTAAGGTAAGATTACCACCATTAGAGGTAATGATTGTAGCAGCACTCAGGGTAGCAGTACCCGCACTGATAGCAGCCGTATCTGCAACCAGAGAGTCAATATTGGCAGTCCCAGTGATATATAGGTCTTTCCATTCACTGCCAGTAGCACCCAAGTCATAGGTGTTGTCTGCGGAAGGGATCAAGTTTGAGGCTACGTCTGCAGTGACAGTTACAGTATCCGTATCTGCGTTACCGAGAGTGGTGTTACCATTAACTGTCAGGTTAGTCGTAATGGTAGCATTGCCCGTCACAGTTAGGTTAGCTGCAATGGTGGCTGACTCATCTACCTGCAAGGTATCTACCTGAGCAGTACCATCAATATACAGGTTACGCCATTCATTGGTAGAGATACCAAGGTCATAGGTATTATCTGCATCAGGAATTAAGCTAGATGCAAAGTCAGCATTCACAGTAACAGTATCTGTATCCGCATCACCTAATACAGTATTACCGTTTACAGTAAGATTAGCTGTAATGGTAGCTGACTCGTCAACTTGTAGGGTGTCAACTTGAGCAGTACCATCAACATAGATATTGCGCCACTCATCAGTAGCAGACCCAAGATCATGTGTGTTATCTGCGGATGGGATCAGGTTAGATGCAATATCAGCATTCACAGTGACAGTATCAGTTGCAGCATTCCCAAGGGTAGTGTTACCGTTTACGGTAAGATTAGCAGTAATGGTAGCTGATTCATCTACTTGTAGAGTGTCAATGTTAGCAGTACCATCAACATACAAATCCTTGAACTCAAGGGTGCTTGTACCTAGGTCAACAGTGTTGTCAGTCTTAGGGCGCAAGGCTGAGGTAGTAATAACAACATCCTGAACAGGGCCAATAGAAGTAATAGGTGCACCACCACCAGTAGTACCATCATGAGTGTGGCCTGTGGTTGCATCCATAGCACTCTGGATTGCGTCAAACTCCCCGTCGAGGTCTGAAGCATTGATTGTGTTGCCATTGGCAATGTTGTTTGCGGTATCGTTACGAGTATAACCTGTTGCCATTTTACTGCCTGTCGTTGTTGAGGTACTC